GGTGGAGACCCGCTAACACCCTGCTGTCCAAACCGAATAGTCTTGGTCTGATCGCCAGACTTAGCTACCACGACATGACTCTTAGTAGGATGCTTGGGTGTGCGCTTGGGCTTGTTGTACCCAGAGACACCGATACGACTTAACAAACTCACTTACGCATATCCATTAGTTTAGACACGCCACGAATACCGAACGAGCTTGATATCGCAATGAATAGTAAATATTGATACCACTCTGGCAACTGTGACAGTGCTATGAATGCTGCTTCAACACGATTGATCACGCTGATATCGTTGGCAGCTATAGCATATCCAACCATGAATATAGGGATAGATAGTATGATCGTCCAGAACTCATCTTTCCAAGAGTGTGCACTAGCATCTGCCATCTTCGCTTCCCAGTCCGCATCGTTCTGTATAACACTCATCTTGGCTTGATGCTTGGCTTGTTTTTCCTCTGCTCTATTGCTGAGAAACGTCTTACCGATCTCAGCAATCGGCCCTAGTAGTGCGGTTAATATACTCATATTACCTATACCTTTTGGCTATTTTCTGAACAGTATCAGACTCCCAAATCCTGAGAGTTAACCACACAATTGTAAATAAACTGGCCACGCTTGGAAGCCAACCAGCCAATGCTGCCACCGTACCGCCTACCGCTAGTGAATCCATGACTGTTTTGGCTTCCTCCTGCATACATCACCTATGTCAATGAGACCCATTTAGAGCCAAAGCGTATGGTAATGTTATTCCCACCCGTAAACTCTCCGGTCTTACAGCCCGCCCGATAGAATAGTAGCTCTGGCTCATATCCCACGTTCTCACTGATAGATGTAAACGTATCTACATCTGTCCAAGTAGAGTCATCGATGCTACGTTGTACAGTGACTATCGTGCCTGAAGTCAAAGTGCCACGGACGGAAAAGTTAAAGTTTCCATCAAACCGAAATGAATTGCTAAACGTGTTAGCCGCAGTAATGTTCTTCTCAATTAGCGTAGTCATTATTTAGACTCCTCAGAATAAGAAGGCTTATCGTCAGCAGTAGAAGCCTTTGCTTCAGCATAAGCAGCTTTGGCTTCGTCTGTAAATACTGCGTTAGCAATCGCTACAACGTCAGCGTCTTCGCCTAATAGATCCGCGTCAGGTGTCAATACGTGACGATGGAATGATCGTGAGATCTCCACATCATCTCTGCTAATAATGTTAGAAGAACGTACCTGTATAACTGGGTATCCTGTAGATGCCTGAATTACTTCTATCTTGTCGTTTAATGTTACTTCGGAAAGCGCCATGTTTATTTCCTCTTTTATCGTGGCGAAATTGCCACCTGTCCACCCTCTAGGGGTAATTATCTTTCTTAGTTGTCAGGACTAGTACGGATTAAAAATCCTCAACAAAAAAACGAAACGTCTGACTGGGTTGGTTAGTCGCTGAAGTTAGGTTTGTATTTGCAGCACACATAAAGGCAGAGTTAACCGCATTATCTACTGCGCCAAACGTGTACACTGGAATTGGTGATACTTGCTTGGAATACTGCATCCTTGATGTGACCTTACTTGTTGGCTTGCACCCAGTAATAGTAAATGTGAAATTAGAATTTTGACCTGCCGCAATTGAAGGAAGATCATAAACAACATCTTGATGAAATTTAAGTTTTGAATTTACATTAACAGGCGTTGCTTCAAAGTAATATTCTGAAGCCCATCCTTCGTGTACGTTATCCTTAATTAAGTATTTCGAACTTCCAGTGCAAAGCTGATCAACAATATAAGAAAATCTTGAGCTAGCAACAGCGTTGTCCGATGTCGCAAAATTGTTACGCACAACAATATCGTCAATGTGAGCGTCTGAAGTTATGTATCTTGTATCCCCCACCTCAACGCATTGATTAAGAGTCGATGAAACACTGTATCGCCTAAATCTATTACCCTCAATGTTTATCTGTGCACCGTGTAAAACAAGAATAGTTGAGGCTAGGCCACTAGTCACTGAGTTATCTTCATCAAACGTATTGTTTAGGACAGAAACCTTAAACACCTTTGCAGTAGTTGGCACCAGTTGCTCACCAATCCAAATAGCAGGGGTATTATTCTTGCGATTGGTAAATGTATTCCCGATTATTAAGATGTTTGAAACAGATGCGGATGACGAAGTATCTTGCACAACGTCAATTTGTCCATCATAACAATCCAAAAACTTGTTGTTTGAGATGGTCACATTGCTTGAGCGAGCACACGAAATTGCCATTCTGGGAGATCCGTCATACACATCTTTTCTGTGGTTAACGATGATATTACCTTCAATCAATAGATTGACATTATCTCCACGACCTTGATAAATTGCGTGACGAGAGGCATTGTTAATAGTGTTGTTAACAACTTTAAGATTGTATGCCTTGGACATAAAAATGCCATACCCAGAACCAGCCGACGTTCCTAAAATGTTTTCCAAGTAGTTGTTGTAACAAAGCCCGTTTGTCCAACTACCACTTGTATCAGCGTTGTGAGAAATGCCAACATTAATGTTTGAAATATTCAGGTCGTGAAATCTTGTGTTACTAATTGTCTGACCCGAAGCGTTTCCAATGGCATATTGCGAAGATCCAGCATTGTTGTCACCGATCAGCGTCAAATTATCAATTTCAAGGTTGTCAATTGTACCAACCAAATTAAAAATATATGCTGAAGATGGCGCGCTAGAAAAAAACAACTTGCCCCCACCAGTAATTCTAATATTTGATTTGCTTGTAATCGTTAAGCTGTTTGTTAGTTTATAGTTTTCTTCAATAAAAAGAGTTTGATATGAAGCCAACGAGTTAATTGCTAATTGAATTGCAGCGGTGGCATCAGTTGAGCCATCACCAATAGCGCCAAAATCTTTCACATTGACAAATGAATCGTCAATCATTGAGTAAGAAACTTTTGTAGTTGACATATTAAACCTCGTAAAAACCTGTAACGTAAAGGCGAGAATCGTTTGCGTAACCTCCATCACCAACATTGTTAAGTGTTCCGCCCACATTAACGTAAACATTTAAAGTAGTTGCATTTGTTGGCATTTGAGCAACAAATTGATAAGCCATGCCAGTTACCTTATCTGTATCCATCTTTCCTTCATACAATGCTGCAGATGAAGAAGATGTATAAGGAAATCCAGATATTGTTGTGTTGCCAGTAGAAGAGCCTTTTGCAGACAGGGAAATTACCGCTGTATAATAAACAACTCTACCAGTCTTTGTATATCTTCCGACAAAGCTACCTGCCATGCCAGCGTTCGCGCCTCCAAATTGGAGCTGAGGAGTAAACGTACCCTCTTCATAATCGTCAAATAATTCACTAGTGCCCGCCCCAGCAGTAGCAGAGAAGTCTATGCCTTTGCCAGAGGTGCCTATTACTAGGTTGCCGCTGCCAATAGAAACATTACCAGTAACGTCAATTCCGCTGGAGGTAGTGGCTAGTTTTTGGTTGCCCGTATGAAAGAGTTTAGCTACGTTAGCTGCACCCTGAAAATATAGAGTACCCCCAGCCGTTGTTATTTCTACATTGGCCCCACCAATTTTCAGGTTGCCAGTTCCAACGTCTGTTATATAACTGTTACTAGCGTCATGATAAATTTCTAAATCATTTCCCGTACCAAATGTCGCTTTGTCGTTATCAGCTAGTGCTATGCCGCCGTTGGCTGTGATTTTTCCTGCAACAGTCAAGGTGCTTGCCATGTTCACAGCGCCATCAATTGTCACATCGTTGAATGTGGGATTACGCCCAAAGACACCACCGTTTTGTTTAATGCTCATATTATCCTCACGTATCCGTTACGATTGTTTTGACTGCGCCATCGCCAAATTTAATTTTTAAATCTCCATCCGCAGAATCTACATAAATAAACGCATTGCCTGACGATGTAGCCGGAGTAGTTATGCCATCGACGATTGAGAGTTGATTAAAAGACCCAGAAACTAGTGACGCAGCAGTAGCTCCTGCTGGCAATGCCTCAATGACCATGACCTCAAATGTGCTGAAATTAGGTGGTGCAGTAGAAAAGGTTACTATTGAACCAGAAACGCTGTAGGTGCTTTTCTGTTGGTACACGCCGTCAATGTAGATTTGAGTGTTGTTTTCGCCTCCAGGCTCCATCCCTAGAGTAAAGTTAACCGTAGCCCCATCACCAGTAAAGGCGTAGAAAATCATGCTAGAAGCAGCAAAATCGCCAGGTAAAATATTGCTAGCTTCAGGATTACCAGTAACTGAATTAAACTTTAGAAACTTGCTACGTCGAGCATCCTTGTCGGGGATTGTCATGTTAATGTCAAGAGGATCAGTATTAGGTGCTACTAAGGCGCGGTTTGACGTGCCAGTATTCTGCTGTAGTGCTAACCATAGCCGATCAAAGTCGTTGTTCACATCTGCTGCAAGGAAGTCACCACCATTGGTGTAGGACGTAAGACGATCCAATGCCATGTCACGGTAGAGGGTTATGATATCCCCAGTAGTAGCGCCTGTGACCAGCGTGATGTTTCCGCCTGAGTCTGAATCTACGCCGCTGATCCCATATTGACCAACGCCAGTTCCTTCGTTTAAGATAGCGCCATTTTGGAGTACCACGATATCACCAGCCGCAGAGATCTCAAACGTATATGGGAATACGGTCTGACCACTACTGGCGGTATATTGGTCTCTTGGAGTGTTGTCTATTACTGTCATCTCATTGCCTCTGGTACTGGTTTGCCTGGTTTCCACCAGTAGCCTTGGTTGTATTCTTTTTGTCTACGTTTAATAATCCGCCTAAATTTCTGATCTGCGTCAGGGTCTGCCATCATTAACATCTGATCATAAACCGCGTTGCTAAATAGCTGCGTCTGCCAGATATCAGGTGTGTACCTGTTCAGAATCTTAGCGCCCTCTCCTAGCACATTAGTTTCTTCACCCTTAAATGCTTGCCGAGCATTTCCAAACGTAAACTTAACCGCAGTATCAGCTAATTCTCCAGTAGGCCCAACCATAGTTTGCATTATACCACCTCCGAAACGGTTTACATCCGATAATATGAAGTCGCCAAAAATGCCTAATCCACCACCTTGAGCTAATGCCGCAAGAACGAAAGCGCCATCTACGGGTCTTGGCTCTTTACCTGCCGCAAGGTCTTTAGCCTGAATGACTAACCCGCCCATAATAGTTGTACTAGCAACTAAAGCGCCTATATAACCAAGCTTCTCCCCTGCCGTAGCTTGATATGCTGCCCTGTAAAGATGGGTGGTAGCAATTGTAATAGGAAAGGACTTCAGCATCATGACAGAGCGCCATGCTTGACCCTCAATAGTGGATCTGCCTAACCCGCCAGTAGTAATGGCCCTCACACGCGCATCAGGCACAGGCACCGCAAAATCAGTTTCAGACATAACCATCTGATGAAATTTAACACCGCCAGGCTGCATCATATCTGCGTATTGAGCACCCTTAAAATCTAGTGTCTTGCCGGATCGGAATAGATTCCAATCATCAGCGGCAATGCCGTAAGTAGCAAAAGCACGCTGAACCGGCGAGTCTAACTCGTCAATTGTTTTGCCAAAATTCTCTGCCAGCATTGAAGAAAACTCCATGCCAAAAGCTTTTTGACCCGCGTCTGTCCAAGGTGCCAGTAGAGACGCTCGCATAACGCCCTCTGCTAACTTTGCGGTTGCACCAGTGCCGTATATATCTGCGTACCGATTAGACCCATGAGCACGCCCTAACCAAGCATCAGCGCCTAGACCTAGCTTAACTGCAAATATCCTATCAGCCTCTCTTGAAGGACTCATAAGTGCTAGCTGTCTTGCTAGAGTTTTGGTTGCTGCCATGCCGTCATATCTGCTTGTTAGCGCATTAAACGAAACATCACTCAATGCTGATAGAAAAGCTTTACCCAGGGTTGAAGCAACTAAAACGTTTCTAGTTGTCTGCATAAAATCAGAAAGCCCAGTCATTTCACCGCCATTAGTTTTACCCGATACTTCGTTGAATATTGCCTGTGACTGTCGCTTTTGGTTTCCCGTGAAAGCTTTGTTCTTGCGTGCCATAGCAGATAAGGTGTCAAATGTTGCGTTAGGATTAACACCCATCACTTCCATTAGCCCGACATCAAAACCTTTCATTTCCATCCAATCAGTCAGAGTGGTAAAAATATCTCCGCGCCCTGCTACTTTTTGGTATCCCATCCACGATTCGGCATCCTTGAAGTACAAGAACCTTTTTTCAGCGCCTCGCCTAGACAGCTTGGTGCCTAGCATTGGAACGGTAAAATCAGTTGTCTTATTTAATCCGCCTGTAGTAATCGTCTCAAAAACGTAATCGAGTGCTTCGTCAAAATTCTGGTCAGATAGTGGGTTCCCAACATCATCAAGCATCTTGGATCGGTCTAACTTATTGCCTATAAAAGTCTTCCAGTCCTCTAGTCCCATCTTTAGAACGGATGCCATGTCGTGATTCTGAGGCAATAACCAAGCCTCGTTCTTGCTTATAGACCCGCCTTTAGCGTTAAAGTCTGTTCTTGCCGTCTCTGTTACAACACGAAAATCATTAGCAAAAGCCATAATTTCAGCATCATCAACAGACTCGCCGTAAATAGCTCGGACAAACTTTTCAAGTCCAACTGTATCCTGCTCAAAACCCACGCGTCTAGTGCGAAAACGAGATAGAGCTGCGGAAAACATAGAGGCGTATTTGTTCGTATAAAATTTTTGGCGGTAATCAACATTCCCGTAAGGAGCAAGCCCTTTAGGGTCTTTGGTCATTAATGCGTTCAGTCCATCATAAGCGCCGTCAGGGTGAGACATCATGTTCTCAAAACCTTCAGATATCCTCACAGCTTGAATGGCAGTTTCTCGCTTCTGCCTGTTTAATGATTCTGCAAATTGGTTTAATGCCAATTGTTGATCTTCGGCCGATTTGATTTGCTCGCCTATATCACGAGTGACTTTGCCAGCCTGAACCGCTATGTCGATACATTCGTTAAAACTAGGCAATGGAACACACCAACACGGACTCTAGTCCTTCCAGCTCATCATCGAATTTGCTCATAGCTTCTGATACTTCCGCTTTTTGTACGTCTGATAAGTTAGCGTATGCCGCCATATCTCGATTGTGATTCTCTAGACCATCGCTGTCTTGCAGTATTTCGCGCTCTCTCGGCGTGACTTTTGCCGATGGTGCTTTTGGTCTTTCTGGTTCAAAATAATCTTCAGCTACCGTGCTTAACTGATTTGATTCAATGCGCCTATCCTCAATGTTTTGCAGAAATTTAGCGTCAGAATCTATATCGTCAGCACGAATGCCTTTAAAAAATGATTCAAAAAATTCCTCACCCACATTGACTTCAGATAAAACATCTAACTGATTTTGCAGGTATTCTATATCTGCTTTTTTACTTGCGTCTATCAGCAGATTATTGCCTCTTACAATATCGTCGATAATACCTACGGCATCATTGGCGGTAATTGTCTTTGCGCCAGCATAGTTAATTTCGTTTAGTGCTTCCGCTATGTCGTCAAATGATTTTCCGCCGTTTTTACGAAACAATGGCTTAGATCCGCCAAATTTAAAAGCTTCTGGATCAAACCCTTCTGCTCTCGCAATGTCTCGATTAATTCCGCCAAGATTCTGAATCATTTTTGTTACAGATTTACCATCACCCGTCAAACGCTTGATTTCTTTTTCCAGCGTCTTTGCTGAACTAGCGGCAGTCTCGGTAAATGATTTAAACTCTCCTGCTACAAAACGATCATAATCATTTAACACAATATCTGGTGTGATTCTTTGCGCTCTATCCGCCGTAATTGATGATTCCATTCGGGCGATAGATTCTAGCCCCGACTCTACCTCTGGCGTAACATCCGTTGAACCCTCAACCGATTTACGGACAGACTTTAAATAACCAGAAATACCACCAGCAGCACCACCCAGCAATCCCGCGCCTAACGCAGTGGTAGCAATAGCCGTAATAGCATCACTAGCGGCATAAGGCGATTCGATGTCCTGCTTATGGATATACACCAAAGGCTGAATAGCCAGCTCAGAAACCGCACCAATAGCCGCAGTATTCCTTGCCGTCATTAACGCCCTGCCCATAACGGATAATGCTTTGGCCCCAACCACAGCGCCGCTAAATCCCATTGTTAAAATATTAATAGGGTCTAGCATGTATCCGGTCGCAGCGCCAAGAAATTGAGCCATACCAGAACCGCGCTCAATAACGTCCTTGGCGTATGCTCTACGGTCAGCTAGGACTAGATTTCTTCGCTCCCTTAATTGCGAGTTTGTTTGAATACCGTCTATCTGCCTTGTTTCTGCAAACTTGCCGTAATTAAATGCTCCACGAGGATTCGTAAAAGGGGCCGCGTCTTCCGATCCTGATCGTATTAATTGGTCAATCTTCGCGTTCCTAGCTTGTAATCCTTCTCGATCAAAGCCTCCAGATATAGATAGCTCTTCATCAAGTACCAAGCCTAGCGAAGCATTATACACTTCGGAGAACTCAGGCACTGGACGATAGCTAAATTCCTCTCCAACCTGCATTCTTTCTCGGCGATTTTTTTTGCTAACAAATGGCATTAAAGATTCTTCCTAAACGCGCGAGGATTTATAAGACTGTTGTTATGTTTCGTAATGCTTCGGCTTTTGTTCCTTGCTGCCAGTTCATTATCCCAAGTAAGGATAAATAAAGATCCATCTTCATTTTCGAGTGGCCCCTGATCAGACTGAATGCGGTATGAGCCAGACTTCAAGCCTATTAAACCACTTCGCCTGATAATTTCGGCTGCTTGTTCGTCAGTATGGTTGCGTATACCGCCCATTTCCGCAACAGTGCCAGGCTGTAGGTCATCAATAAAATCTTGAAATATTTCAGGATCAACGCCTCTAGGCAATTCAATCTTAAAACCGTTAATCTCTGCTATCCCACCAGTAACAGCAGTCACAGCAGCTTCAAATAAATCAGGGTCATAATCTTCAGCGCCCATCGTGGCGTAATATGCTAACGCTGCGTTCTTAACATTCATTGCGTCTTCAGGCAGGTATACGCCACCCACCATATCGGTAAAGTCTCCAAGATAATCAGATGTTTTAGGAAGCACTACTAGCTTATTATCAATTAACTCTTGCCCCTCAAAAACCTTACTCATAACATCACTATCACCCGTAGCACCCGCCATCGCAAATGTGCCACCACCTTTTTTCGCTATGTCTCCCCATAATTCGGGAGCAATGGCTAACGTTTTAGCTAAGACAATTTTTTCAGCGGGTATCATTTGCGGAATTGCGTTAGTCAATGCCAATAACTCTGAATCAGACAGCGGCGAGGCTTCAACACCGTAATGTTCGCTCAATCCTTCTGCCTGTAATATTCGCTGCTCTAAGGTGCTTTGATCAGAAGGATCAAAAACAATAATATCCTCCGGCTTGATAAACCCTTGGTTAACGCCCAACGTATAGGCGTCTTTTTCCGCCAGTGTGTTTATTTTAGAGTTGGCCGTAACCATTGCCGCAAATGCCGGAGAGTCTTCTAAGTTGCCTGTTTGACCTTCCTTGATCATTCTTGCGCGATCTGAAACGCTTGCTACAGAGAAAAACTCAATCTCTTGAATAAGCACATAAGCTTTTTCTAATGCAGGGTCGCCTGCCACCATAGCTTGAATTCTGGCTTCTTCGTCCTTAGATACTGGGAATCCAATAGCTTTAGAATCTGTGTAACTCTTAAATTCTTTTTTGGCTTGTTGGTCTGCTACTGCTGTTGTGGCTTTGTAAATTGATTGATCTCTGCTAATTTCTACGGCAGCATTAGCTTTAAATGATTCCCATTCTTGAGGTGTAAACGATTCTGGCTTCTCAAATGCTCTTAGTGTCTTATAGGCTTCCGCATATTTAGACGCTTCAAGATCAGCCGAAAATTCAGACTTGAGTAAGCCCGATTCTAGGTTATTTCTAGCTTTACGCTTTTGCTCATTGGCTTCATCTTGACCAATTTCACCAATAGATAATTTGCTATCTATTAGCGTCTCATACTCTAATAAACTTGTTTCCGCTTGTACTCTATCCCCTGCTGTTGATATCTCGGAAACTTCGCGAGTCAACCCATCAAGGCGAGCGTTAACAGAGGCTGTTGCTAGCTCTCTATTTTTGATAATTTCATTTTTAAATACTGCCGTTTCAGCATTGGCAATATAATTACCAATGGTTGCATCAGCCTCATCTTTAAACTCATCACTAACGCCTTGTATAAAGCCCTGACGGTATTGAATAATATTTTTGTTAAATGCTTGCACATCATCAGGATACTGGGCCGCTATACGTTCTACTTGTTGTTTTGAGTCTGTCGATACTTGAGATAAGTAGGCAGATTGCATTGCAGCATTGTAGGCTTGAGACTCTATAGACATAGATGCCAGAATGCCTTTCTCAGTTTCAGGGGCCGCAACGTCTTCTGGCGGGCCTACTTCTGGCTGTGGTTTATTTAACCGTTCTGCTGCTGCTAGGCCAGCCTTCGTGCCTTTCTCAGCGCCTATCTTCTCGGCACGTTTTGCTCCTATCTGAAAAGCAACATCGCCTACTTGTCCCGCTAGACCAGCAAGCGCCTCAAACCTACGCGCAGCAGATTGATCTACTCCCGTTGGCCTGAACTCTCCGTAATAACCTATCGGCTTTTGAGCCATTACTTACCACCTAATTGCGCTACTTGTACGCCAGTTTGCAACAATGTAGACGCAGACTGTAATTTTCCAGCTTGATTTGCGGATTTGCCTTGTCTGCGTAGTTGAGCTTGCTTTAGCTTGTCTGATAAACCAATGGTAGCTTCACTAAGCCCTGCTTTCTTAGCACTCGCCAATGAAATACTCGCTGGTGTGCCTTCTCCAGAAATACCAGACATGGCTTGGCCGACTACATTCGCGGCCAATGCTCTATTTAATTCTTCTCGACGTTGCAGTTCTCGGCTTTGTGCAGAAATGCGTTCTTCTTCAGCTTGACGCTCGAACTCAATCTCCTGAGTCTTGCCAGCAATATATTGACCTCTAGCAGAAACGCCGCCAGCAGTGGCGCTTAATGCGATTGCAGTGATTACCCAACTCATAACATCACCTTCAATTCTTCATTTATATTTATCATATCTCTATAATTAACAGTTATTTCTTCGTTATTTATATCAGCAGATGATATCAAAAGTATATTTTTACCTTCTTTTACTGGATACGCATTACTGTATTTAGCGTGATTTGTATACCTTCCCAATATTGTTCTTTTGTCATTAAGTCTGGCGTAACCAATTTGTTCGCCTTTAATAAACTTTTCAGCAAACACGCCCATACCGTCAATGTCAGAACTTTCTAATTTTACTCCGTCGATATCTGACATATCCAAATCATTAACGGTTTGTAAAATTAAATTCTCCAAATCTTCTGTTATGTTGTATTCACGCTTAAAACTTTCATGGTCAGATTCTTCTAATATTTCATTAGAAATTTTATCCACATCTGTTTCATCGGTAACGTGGAACGTAGTCCATACCGTGTCCGTAATTGCGTATATCATTCTTTTCATGCCTGGCTGCGTCTGACCCATATATGGAGCCTTGATTTCTTCTCTGCTTTCATGTGTGACCGCTACACATTCGCCCTGAGATACAGTAAATAGATGATTCGTATTGTGCAGCGCACCTACTAGACATACTCCAGCAGGGATAAATAGCTCTCTAGCGTAAATACCATCAGCAAAATGATGCGTGACCTCTGTTTCAGCTTGAGGCATAGCCAGCATTACGTCTTGTGCTTTATAGATATTACTCTGTAACGCTACATTCATGATGATTCGACCTCGTATTCAATCATCTGTATATGTACCGGAGTAGGGTCGGGTGCAGTTATTGACGGCATTGTGTCCCTAGTCCAACCTATTGTATTTAATACATCTTCTATTATGCCAGTTTTTAAATGAGGAGCGGTATTTAATGGTGAATCAGACGAATCACCAAAATCTCTAATCGGTACTGGCTGACCATCTACATAGTAACCATACGATTGATAGACTCTGATATTCATGCGAACGATACGCTTGATACGCATCTGGTTCTCGCCGCTGCCTATATTAGTATTGAGTGGCATACCTTTAACTTCTACAGGGAAGTTTAGCCCAACCTCTATGCTGGTATAGCCTACTTCTTCCGCAGTGAGTACTATCTTACCGCCAACCACCGTCCTCTCTGTGAGCGTCACACCATCCGCTACAATCTGAACAGTCTTACCTTCTAGATGACCCAAGCCAGTAAGCTGTGTATCCGTTGATCCTGGATTAAATATAATAGAATCGTCCATCATGTGATCAAACGACCATCTTTCTATATGGTACTCGACGTTTCCATCAATGGTTCTTTTGTCAATCATGTATAACTGATCATCTACCACGGTCGCATTAGTAATAAAACCAGCATCGGCAGATATCCATTGAGTAAATCCGTTGATGTCTTGATCTCTTAGCGTGTTGAGGATGGTGACCGAACCATCTGCGTTAGGTATAAATAGCCAGTTGGCATCCTCACTAGCCGTACCAGATAGCATTGCCATGTCAGTAGGCTGCTTAATCAAGTGCGACGAGAGTACAGATCTATCGTTTGCGACATAAGCATCTTCATTGAACGAATAGACAAAATCATAGATTGTCTTACCGTGTCTATCGACGAATATGGTAGAGCCGTCTACATCCACCACCTCAATATAAGATGCTCCGTGATTAGTCTGGGGCGTAATCCCTACAGATGAGGGCGTAACAGGCGTACTAGTAACTGAAAACTCTGCGCCAGATGTAAATATTTGCAGGTTCCGACCTGGATAAACGTCAATGATCTCGTTTAGCTTGCGAGATGATATGGTAGCAAAGATACCTTCATCGTCAGCGCCATCGTCAATCTCATAATCAAAGAATGATCCAGACTTGGAAAAGAACACAGATGAAGTCTTAGACTTAGTGCCGCCTAAAACTAATCGGCCCTCAAAAAAACATCCGGTCTTTGGGTATCCGCGATTAGCAGACCAGACGGGTTCTTTTCTAGGCGATCCGTTAGCTACCTTTGCAATGGTAATAGGTTTAGTTGTGCCGCTAGTAGGAAATGCGCTATATAGCTCAAAGTCTTTAGCAGACTCTCCCGACACAGTTATGCTAAATTTTCTTGTGCCTATGCGAACGACTGTTACGCCAGTTTCACCATATACAGGCATGTCTTGCAGATTTCTCTGCATGTTAAATATGGTAGAGCTTTGCTCATCCGCGGTGGCATCACCCGCATAAGTAATGTTTTTAGACAGCACACCTTCAACGTCTATCTGGTACTGATCTCCCGACACAAACCCAGTATGAAATTCAATGCTTTGCACATCTGAAACAGGTGTGGGACTCAGCTCATCATTGAAGTCGTAGGTAGGCACATTAGTAAATGGAACCTCATCCAAGAACCAATCGGAATCTGCGCCTAGATTAATTAACCTTTGTGATGGCACATCCTCCTGAAAGAGCAGCATGACGCTTTCAGTCTGCGTATCTCGTACAGTAGCGACTTGTGCAGCGGTAAAAGGAACCCGTACATCTGCAACATAAGTGCCTGGATTCTTAAATATACGAATGTTGTTATCTGTGATAGATAGCAGATAGTTTCGGTCTGTCGTGACACTAAAATCTACTAGCTTGGACTCTGACGGCACACCTGCTACTGTAGTCTGGGTAACAAGATTGAACTCGGCTAACGTGACTTTAGACCCGCCTAGATCAGTTGAGCCAATTTTAGCCAACCTGACATATCTTGCTGCCGAATTAATAGCAAGCCTAAAGTTTTGCGGGTTAGTTCCTATAAGCGGCACTGTCGCTAACGTAGTCCACGATGTAGCATCAGTAGAATCTTGTATAACAAAATCGCCAGATGATCCAGCTAACAAGTTAATTAGCCGAATATCTGCAAATATTGCAGTAGTCCTTGACGCAGGAGACGCGGTACGATCATATTGAGCAACAACATACGGATTCGTTGTGCCTATTACTGTTGTGGTAGATGAAGTAGTTGCGTCATTGCCATCATTGATGACAGATCCAGTACCGCCATTAGGCATCGTTGGATTCTGTGCCGTCAGTCGTTCTAGCTTATTCAGCACCGTGTCAATATGCTGGGTGCCAGGTCTTCTTTTAACACCACCTTGAGGCACCAAGACTACATTCTTAGCAGTGTGCAATCCTTGGTAATACTGATTAATGTCAGTACGGCCCGTAAGGAAAGGCGAGAGCTCGCCACTAACAAAGTTATTCTGAACAAAGCGTGACTTAGCCACTAGTACCTCACATTAACAAATGGGTTACTTGCAATGCGAGTCATTGGATACTGTTGTGAGTCAGTGTATCGAGCCATCCTAGAAGCAATGACGTACTCGTTAGACATCTCAGTTCTGGACGCAGAGCTATCCCTAATGCTAGTTGCAAAGTCTTTAGCCAATGCATACTCGATCATCTTGGCAAAATAAAAAGGCCAATCAGCTTCGGGGGCATCATAAATATAGTCGCAATAAAGCGGCCCAGCATTATTGGTATACACTTTGTCGCCATAAATCTGATAGTTAACACTAGGATACAACTTAATGAGGAACAAAATATCAGCAGGTAGCTGGTAGATTGATTGCCATTCTTGATCAACCGGAACTTCAGTAGTAAGTGATAGCTGAGCTTTTGCCCTAGCAAACCCCCACCGATGCTTGGTCAGTTCATTCTTGACTATGCTTTCGTACAAAGTATTAGCAACTTGTTGCGCTCGTGATCCACCGATTAGTGAATTAATTGGCATATCGCCTATTAAGACTAACGCAGCACTAACTAAATCAATTTTAGTTGCCATATTATTACTCTGAAGAATAGGGGGCCTGTGAAGACCCCCCGTTCAGTTTCAATGTATTACTTATGCTATCGTAGTGCCTTGAGCAGCAGTAATGGTTGTACCATTATTTGCTTTGATATAAGTAATAGTTACTATTGGAGTAGCAGGAGTGCTTGTATCTTTACAGATAACAAGATCCCCAAGCTGCAACTCGCTGATAGCCGCAAGAAAATAATCCGCGTTATCAATGACAGTTTTAGCATCAGCAGAAGTATACTGCCAAGTGCTTCCGCCAGTACCTGAACCGCCAATGCGGCTTAAACCCGTTCGGTCAAAAGACATAATATGCTCCTTAAGCAGTCTTATCGTATTGAACTTTAACTAAACCGCCCTCGTCGCGAACGACAGAGCCACCTTTTAACATACCGTTACTTAACCAAGAGGTACGTTCAGGAATCCAGTTGATTTCAGTTTTCATGTCAATACCAATAGCCAAACCAACAGCAGGACGCTGGTAGAACCAAGAGTCAACAATGTTACCTGACAAATTCAATCCACCTTCAGTACGAGTTTCAATAATAATAAAGTTAAACCCTACAAGAGTGTTTACTTCACCAGAAACAAGTGCTTTGATAGCTTGGTAATCAGAAGACGTTGCTTTCTCATCGTTCAAAAGTCCGCCCAAACCCTCTGCTTCAATAGCCGCAAACAGTTCAGAGTTAGGTACACCTTGGTCACGAAGCTCAACTTGAGCCTGAATCACTTTAGCGATAGTAAGGTTTGCTGATCCAGCAGGAACCGTAGTGGTCAGCGGAGTAGAAGCATCCATAGCATCGATAACTAGCTGGTCACAACGACGACCCAAAGCGCCAGCAATAGTCATTGCCAGTTCTTGTTTCTCATCGAAGTTAACGTCAGCTTGGTCAAAAATGTCAGTGTACTCAGGAGCGTTCCAGTTCGACAAACTTGCCGTCTTGAACTCATGAGACACATCCATTGGAGTGACGAGATCAGAAGTTGATTTTTGGTTAGCAAGGCCTTTGCCTTGACGACGGAATTTGTAGGTATCGCCTACAACGTTATTTCGGACAGTGACGGAATTCTTCAGCAAGCCCATACCCTGATAGGCATGTTTAACCATACTGTCAAACTCTGTTACTGCTACAGCAGATAGATTCTTAGACATTAGTCTATTCCTCAAATAATTTAATGATAATGTTTATATGAGGTTTTCAACTGAGTGCCCAACAGATTGGTCAGTCTACAACCCAAATCCGTCAGGCCCAAGATGGGGTATCTGACCCTCACATAATAACATCTAGTTATGTAAAAGCAAACTATCCAAACTGTTGAGAATATGGCTTATCACCACCAAACTCTTTCATCATGCCTTGAATCTTTCGCTCATGGTTTGCATCTACGGATCTAAGAAGATTGCCATGCTCATCCTTACGGAACATTTCAGTCTCTATATCAGACCAAGTCATTCCTCCAGGTTGGATATGCCCGTCAATAGGTAGCTTGGCTGGGGCGGTAGCGTTGATTAATGCCTCTACTAGCTCGACGGATTCAGCACTATTGACTGCATAGCGTAGACGTTCATAGGTTTCGGTATCGAGACTGTTCTTCATAAACTGCTCGACGGTCTTGATTCGGTCTGTCCCGTTATCCCCAAGTTTAGCTATTTCAGCCTCAGCAGAAACCTCTTCTACTGCCTGTGATTGTGCAGATAAAAGCTCCCATGCTTGATTGAAGTAGTCTTGAGACATGTTAGATTCATTTGCAAAACCGACTAGCTCTTGCATCAGCTCATCTTCTTGCGCTATACCTTCAGGCATTGAGTATCCATCTTTAGGTGCGCCCTTGAATGCACCGAACTTTTTGGATAACTCATTGTATGCAGCAGCTTGATCAGAAACTGATTTGTACTTCTCGGACAAGTACCACTCTGGCCTATCACCAGCGCCCTTAATTCCATCTGTTAAAAAGTATTCATTGTCGCCTAGTTGCGGTTCAGCGGCATCTACTAAACTGACTTCTGAAGTATCGCTTTCTAGTTCGCTCATGTTTATCTCCACGGATATTGAATGACAGCCCGTTTAGGACTGACCGCTTGATGTTTCAAACGGATTTCCTCAAGTCTTCTGCCCCCATTGATCAGGGACAAGTCATTGATATCTACCCAATCCACATGCTTACCGTTGATGTAGCATCTGAACGCTCGGAACTTATGGAGATACTCAAACTTATCAAGTCCATATTGTTCCGCTAGGCTATTTAGCCATTCAAATTTAAAGTTCTTTTCGGTTAAATAGGATTTTTCATCGCAAACAATTTCAGCTTTCTTTTTCTTTTTCTCGGTCATAGTTTTTCCGCTTGCTGGATTTGATGAACAATGTATTTCATGACCCCAGCCTCACCGTTGTGATAAGCCGATTCATAGTTTACGTTCTGTGCGGAAAGGGAAGTGTCGTTCTCTAGTAGGAATCTGTTAGTCATTTCCTCTATTACTTTCATACCATCGTCCGATGAAAAGCAGCGATGATAAGCTTTAGCTAACTCAATCTGCCTCTCTCTAATCGCACTGTGGGCTTCCCTCGCCTGATCCTGATCTACTTCTAAATCATCCCAACTCATGGCACCGCCTGTAGTTGTGGTTGTTGTGGTTGTTGCTCCATCTGCTTGGCCTCTGCTCCAGCTTGGATGATGCGCTCTTTCTCTGCGTCATCTCGTACTAATTTAGAACTCATGCCTGTCTTCTCTGCGACCCAAGTACCGAAGTCTTCTATCTTAAACGCCATTTGCACCTGATCAGGCCCAGCAGTCGCTAGAACAAACTCTACCGCTTGTTGTACCGCTAGAAGATCCTCGGAGTCTTGCGCTCGTGCTAGTGGCGATGTGAACTTAATCTCAACATCTCTACCATCTAACTCAATAGGGGTGATTAAGCCTCTACGGATTAGGATAGATACCACTCGTTTAAGTACAGGCACCAATACCTCAGTCTGTAACCGTCCAAATGCAGAACCAATGCGCTTGGCTAGCTCTCTAGACTCGATAGCAATCTCTGTTGCCGTTCTTACTGGCCCCGCTGGATCACGCAAGTCGTTAAACATAGCGATCTTGATAGCGTTTTGTAGCTCTGCTATCTCAAATTGTGCTAATGACAGGCTAGATGACGTGTCTAGTCGCTGAATCGACGGGTTATTGGTGTTGTTAGACCCAACCGGAATAACAATGCCTGGTGCTATAACCATATTGTATGGATTAGTGACCCCATCGTCCGTAGCAGTGTACATACCAGCAAGGTCTATAGCGGCCTTCTGCAATACGAACTCTTTTGCCTTGTTCAATGACCGTACATCGGGAAGGGTTTGCATAGCTGGGCCTCTACCGCGTACCTCACCAGACACTTTAGTGTATCGTCCAGTGACCCAAGGCGAAGAATTACCGAAATCCTCTACCCATGAGAACCGATCCTCTTGCTTGACCCATAGACAGCCATAGTATTTCTTGTCTTTAGGGTCATAGACCACGCCTTCCGATACCTCAACCTCGGTATCTGGCTTGTGATCGATCATGCTCTGCACATTAGCCGATGGTTGAAAGCCCTTCCACATTCTTTCAAGTAGTCTGGCCTTAACATTGAACCGTCTCCAATGAGTTTCAATGGTACCGTATGGCCCCTCTTCAAATGCGATGCCGCGTTGAGGTATGCAGTTAAAGACAATCGGCATTGAATCGTCGTCGGTCTCATCAATCTTAAGCGTAGCAGTACCCACCAATAAATCTAGCGCGGCCTCATAGAATTGAGTGCCGAAGTTAGAGCGATTGATGTAGTCGAATACAACCTCTGCCTGAGTCTCTAGATTCTCTCTAATCTGTCTCTCGGTAACATCAAAGTCCCCGTTCTCCAGCATGTTGATCACTTCGTTCGATGGGCTAAACGTTGCCCACCTAGCCCAGATTGGAGCAATGTTCTCTTGTAACTTGCTCGCTCCCTGTTGTATAGATGTGAGAGACGTAGAATCAAAGATGCGATCCATCTTCTTTTGTCCCTTGTCTTGACTCTCGAACAAGTTGCGTTGAGGCAGGAAATACTCATAGACATCAGATAACTGATCGTGCCACATAGCCTCGGCATTGAATGCTTGGCTTTCTCTGCCCTTCAAGTCTTGGATCGATCCAATATGCGGGGGTAATCTCATTATGCAGATCCTATTCCAGCGGAATATCCCGCATTGCCACGACCAGCACGAAAGGAGCCACCAGCTCCACTAACACCACCAGCTCCACCACCAAGCATAGAGCGACCAGCACTACCACCTGCGCCTTTTGCACCACGCGCACCACCAGCCGACTCAGCCCTATTTCTAGGAGCGCCACCTAACAAGGATGCAGAGCCTAACTTGCCACGGGCTAATGCTTTGAATCGGCCTTCTTGTTCTTCGATCTCTTTGTCTAGTGCAACTTGCTGTCGTTGTGTGACTGCTACTTCTTGTGCAGTAGGTTTTGGCTTCTTGGGCTTCTTCATTTGATCTTCTCCAGATACTTGTACAACTGGTACGGTGTCCAGATGAACGGTTGGTTGATGCCTAGAATCTGTTTAATGTGACCTACGCATGTATTAAGCATAAATAACGATTGCCTTGTGGTCTTGCGGTCTACTTTAACAATGATATCGATTTTATCGGGTTGTTGGTCGATAGTAAACACATCAACATAGTGCTCAGTCTTAGCATATATCAACCATCTGCCGCGGTCTGCGATGGCTATATAGCAATGTCTAATGAATGGATGTAGAAACCTCGACCACCAATGGCCTGAATCATTCGTAAAGACAACGTATACACTAGAATACACTGAACCTTACCTCTGCAACTCTTGGCTGTGGTCTACGTCCTGATATCATGGACTCTTGCCAGCCTAACGCTAGTGTCTGCAATGCATCGGCCCCGTGTGATGACCAATCATGTACAGGCATATCACGAAAGACGTTACGCTTCTCATCGAATTCGCGGTGATACGATGCGATACAATTCAGCCCGTGTTCGGCCCTGTCCTGATCGAACCAGAATCGAGGGAACATTCTACGTATAGCCTGTATGCCTTCCGCCTTGGTGCGTGGTCGCTGTACTGTACGGAATGATATGCCCATCTCCCTAGCCACATCCTTACGTGATCGGCCTGATGTAAGCTCTCTGACTTCAATGTCATGTGGTGCTAGATGTTGGCCTAACATTACACCGTTGGTCGCAGCGTATTGATTGAGCCACTGTATATAGTGCTCCATTCCTTTACCGTTGTTCTCATAGTATCCAATCAAGCGGATCTCTTTGCCTATTGCTTGGAATAACCAGATGCTCATAGCGTCCGATATGCCCAAATCCCATGCTGTATGAACGGGTAATGATGGTTCTATTGGTAGCCTAGATACTCGGCCCTGTTCTTTGGCTGCAGCTATCTGGTCAGCAAAGTATGCCCCTGCTATTTGAGCCTCAAACGATCCGTAGAACTCCTGTTGGATCAATGCTTCTTCCATACCTTCGAGTCGTTCTTGCTCGATGATGTCAGGATTGATTACGGGTGTGCCGTCTGCTCGCTTGGTATCACGCACTGTAAGATTCTGGCAGAACCATTCATTACTCTTCTGGGCCATCTGATACAAGCTATGTCCGTGGTTCTTTCCCCGTGGTGTATAGATGAACACTGCCCACCCACCATTCTCCGCAAGTATCGGCCTTATATAGCCCCATGCATTGGGATCACACAATGACCATTCATCAAAGACCACGCCAACAGGGTTTGACCCGACTAGATTGTTGTAGTTATCCGACCCTGTAAGCTGCCATGTTGACCCATTGACAAGTTCTATCACCATTTCCTGTGCAGATGTGCGCTTACGTATCGCTTTAGGAAATACCTGGTCTAGTATTGGACGGCCATCTGAATCTATGCCACCCCATATAGCCTTTCTCGCTTGTGTTTGATGTGG